ATCGTTTGCTGTCATTGGTAACGGCAATACGACCACTTACACTATTGCAGATGCAACCGGTTCTAACTGGGAAGTTGGAATCGGAACTTATACTTCTAGCGGGACGACCCTATCGCGGGATACGGTACTGTCTTCTAGTAACTCAGGAAGTCTTGTGAACTTTAGCGCTGGTACAAAAAACGTTTTCGTAACACTACCCGCTGAAAGATCCACTAGCTACGCATATGGCACAACGATAATCTTTGGGGGCTAGCTATGGCTGCGCCGAATCTACTTAATTTGACGACTGCCACGGGGAAGACGGCGGGGTTGGTTGTAACAACCACACCTACAGCAATTGTTAGTAATGCAGCCTCTTCTGGAAAATGCCTAAAGATAAACACTCTTGTTGTGGCGAATGTAACGTCTTCTGCTGTAACAGTCACTGTAGACGTATATAAAAATGCAACAACTGCCTACGAGTTAGCAAACGCAATCTCAGTCCCTGCTAACGCATCAATAGTGATCATAGGCAAAACAGAAACCCAAATTTATTTAGAAGAAAACGATAGCATAAGATTAACCGCCGGTTCTGGAACTACCTTGTTAGAAGCGGTATGTTCGTATGAGGAGTTGTCATAAATGCCTGTTGGATTAGGTGTTAACGGCGGAGTCCTTGGTGTAAATAATTTACCGGGGAGTGGTGTCGCTAAAGGCGTATGGACTCTCAACGAACAGTTTAGAGCGCAAGGGCTGCTTACTTGGCCCGGATTAATCCCTCCCTCATTTGATTATTTAGTAGTTGCTGGCGGCGCTAGTGGTGGGTGCGGAGGTGGATCGGGAAGCGTAGCCGGGGGTGGCGGTGCTGGTGGTTACCGCACAGGGACTATCTCAACTTTAGGTAGTGGGCAGCTTTTTACGATAACGGTGGGTGCGGGCGGGGCTCAAAAAACCGCATCAGGACAGGGAAATGCAGGATCCGCTTCATCGTTGACCGCTCCAGCAACTAGTCCAGCACCTGCTTATTCAATATCATCAGCCGGAGGCGGTGGTGGCGGCGCAAACACTGGCGCCGGTGTTGCGGGTGGATCAGGCGGGGGCGGAGGAAACGCTGGGCCAACGCAACCTGCCGGGGCAGGTAATACGCCCTCGACTTCACCATCTCAAGGCAACTCTGGAGGTGCAGGTTCTAATACAACACCAGCGTCTGGCGGTGGTGGTGGCGGGGGTATAGGGTCGGCTGGCTCTAATGGATCAAGCACTAATGGCGGTAACGGCGGCACGGGTACAGCAAACTCTATATCTGGGTCTTCAGTTACTTATGCTGGTGGTGGCGGCGGGGCATGTGCGGCAGGTCGTCCAGCAGGATCTGGAGGATCTGGAGTTGGAGGTGCTGGAGGATCTGGAGCACAGGGTAGCGCAGCACCAAACGCAAACACGGGCGGTGGTGGTGGCGGGGGTCAAGGAACAGCAACGGGTTTCGGAGGCGCGGGGTCGTCCGGGGTTGTAATAATCAGCTACCCAGCAATATACGCGGCGGCGGCTACATCTTCGGGCGTTGCTTCTGGTTATCCGATAGTAAGCGGAAACAATCGAATTTACGTGTGGAACGGAAATGGGTCAATCTCGTGGGTCTAATGAATATACACAATCTATTCCCAACGCCAATTGGATTTTTTCAACGTGCTATTACAGACGAAGAAAAATTATTCATTTTGAACTTAGAGCAAAGACCTAATCTAGGCAATACAACAAGCACGAATAATAAAATCTTAAATGGAATGACGGCGCTGCGTTCATTTATAGAAGAAAGCGTCAATTTGTATTTCCAGAGTATCGTACGCCCTAAGCATGACGTTAGTCTGCGAATCACTCAATCGTGGGCAAATTTCTCAAATCCCGGCCAACACCACCATAAACACGCGCATCCAAACTCTTATGTGTCTGGGGTGTACTACATCCAAACGAACCCGAACGACAGAATTTATTTTTATAGGGACGATTGGAAGCAAATAAAATTCCCATCAGAGAATTATAACGAATACAATTCTGAAAGCTGGTGGTTTGAAGCATTTGAAGGACGGTTAATTTTATTCCCGTCGTCATTGACGCATATGGTCCCAACAGTCGAGGGTGACACCACAAGGATTTCATTATCCTTCAATACGTTCCCTGTAGGCGTTGTTGGGGAAGAGGTTGAGCTAACAGGCTTGCGATTGGAGGTGTGATGGCTCACTTTGCAAAGCTAGACGAAAACAACATTGTTATCGACGTTAACTGTTTGGAAAATAGAGAGCTATTGGACGAAAACGGTGTTGAGCAGGAACAAAAAGGCATCGACTTTTTAATCAATTGGTCTGGGGGTTACAGCCTCTGGAGGCAAACTAGCTACAACGGCAGGATAAGAAAGAACTTTGCAGCTCTTGGGGATACATATGATGCTACAAGAGATGCTTTTATTTCTCCGCAACCCTATCCATCTTGGGTGTTAAACGAAGACACATGTAGATGGGAGTCTCCTGTACCCTTCCCCGATGATGGGCGGTTTTACAATTGGGATGAACCAACAACAAGCTGGGTTGTGACGGAGTAACAATGTGTTCGGTTTCAGCGCCTACGCACAAACCCCTTATGCGAGTACCGCAGGCGCAGTAACGCCCAGTAATGTAAGTCAGGTCAATGAAACAGCGACCGGCACCGATCTACTAGATACAACCCTTACTGCGCTAGCACAAGTAACGGAAGCGGCAACCGCCACGGATGCGGTAAGCGCCGCGCTAGAAGCAAATGCACAAGTAACAGAAACCGCGACTGGTGCAGACGCAGTAGATGCGTCATCGTTACAACAAGGCGACATATCAGAAACCGCAACAGGTTCTGATGCTGTTGATTCAATTCTGGCATACCAAGCTAGTGTAACGGAAGCCGCTACAGGTACTGATACAACAAGTGCCGAGCAAACTGTTTTGGCGCAAATTGCTGAATCTGCTTCTGGTACCGATGCGTCAGAAAGCCTACAAAATGCTTTAGTCGAGGCGGCTGAATCAGCCTCAATTGTTGATACGCCCCAAGGATTAATTGCCGTAGAAGGGGTTGTTACCGAATCTGCTTCAGGGGCGGATAGCGTAACTTCCGGCGCAGAATATCTGGTTACCGCTCAAGAAACAGCGTCAGCCAATGATTTGCTAGACGCACAACCCGTTATATTGACGCAAGTCGATGAATCTGCGAGTGGGCAGGACAGTATAGATGTTAATGTAGTGCAGGTGGCTTCTGTATCAGAATCTGGCACCGCAGAAGACACTGAACAGAGCACGTTAGACGCAATCTCGACCGTTCAAGAAACTTCTTTAATTACTGATATTACATCACTAGGAAGTATTTTTGATGGTGAAGTATTAGAAACGTCTACTGGAACCGACACTACAGGATCAGATTTACTTGCAAGCGCCAATGTAAATGAGTCAGCGACTGGTGTTGATAGTGTAATTGTCGAGGGTTACTTTGCAAGCATTGAAGAATCAGCTACAGCAAGTGATTCACTAAACAGTAATTTAGTTGTTGATGCTTCTGTACAGGAATCAGCGGCAGCTTCGGATGTTGTAAGTTCAGAGTCAGTCGTAATATCAATCGTAGAAGAATCGGCTACAGCCACCGACGCAATACAAGCAACTTACACGTTAGTAGCAACAGCGGTAGAGCAAGCGACAGGCGCTGACAGTATTTCGGTACTGCTCGACGGAACGGTTAGCGTTTCAGAATCGGCTACGGGGTCGGACTTTGTAACGCCGGCGAATGTTTATGACGGGGACATAGCAGAGTCTGCCACGGCAACAGATGCAATTACAGCCGGCATCCTCTTCCTAAGAGAGGTGCTGGAAACAGGAACAGCCTCCGACGTAATAATTGCTTTTCATTTCCTGGGCGGAATAATCTCCGAACTCGCAACAGCTTCGGATAGTATTTCCACTATAGGTAGTTTTGGTGGGACAATACAGGAGGCAGCGCAGGCGTTAGATGTTTTGCTACCTGGCGGGTTGTTTACAGTGTCGCTATCTGAAACTGCCGCTGGGGCTGACGCCGTGGAAAGCAATTTCTTGTGGACGCCGATTGATGATACACAGATAGCTAACTGGGGCAACATAAACAGCACACAGTCTGCATCTTGGTCACAGATTGATAGCACACAGATTACACAATGGGATCCAATTACAGTGTCATGAGGTAAGTTATGCCAATCACAAGAACCGCACTATTAGACCTCCCTATTATTGAGACTGACACAGAAGTTGGCTCATGGGGCGATGCAGTTAACAACGGCCTCACCGAATACCTCGATATTGCAATTGCCGGCCTAACGCCTTTAACGGGCTCAAACTTTTCCGGGTCGCCAAATTACGATTTGAATCTAACACTCACGACGGGCGATTCGAGTGCGGACAATATCGTATTCAATACGGCCCAATATTCGGCAATCAAGGTTGCAAGTCTTAACGCAAACTCAACCATCATTGCTCCGGCCTCGTACAGGTCATACAAAATAATTAATGCGGATGCAACGTATTCCGTAACAATTAAAGCGACCGGCCAGACAGGCGTGGCGATTAGCCCTGGGGCATCGGCGACGGTGGTATTTAATGGCACAGACTATATAGCTCTTGGTGTGCAGGCTGCGGCTTCACTTACGGCAGGCCAGCTTGTAAAAGGTTCTGGCGGAACGCTTGTCACACCAGCTACGCCAGGGACGGATTACGTAGCGCCAGGTACAGCCTCAACATTTACGGCGATGCAGACATTTTCAGGGTCAGCTTCAACCATAGCCCAAACCATCGCCAACTCTTCTGAAGTGGTAACAGTATCTGGTTCGGGTGTTCCGTCTACCGTTGATTATGATGTCACCACACAGTCATTGCTTTATTACACGGGGTCTGCTGCTGCCGACTGGACGGTAAATTTTCGTGCCTCGTCTGGCACACCGCTCAACACTGCGCTCGCTGTAGGAAGAAGCGTCACAGTTGCACTTATGGCAACACAAGGTGTTTCCCCAAAATACAACACAGTCGTACAGGTGGACGGGAACACTATCGTTCCAAAGTATCAAGGCGGTATTGCGTGGTCGGCAGGTAATGCGTCAGCTATCGATGTGTATGTTTATACAATTATCAAAACAGCATCTGCGACATTTACAATATTAGCGTCACAAACCCAGTTCAAGTGAGCTTAATATGCCAATCATTCAGCGTTTAGGTTCCGCAAGCGCCAGAGGGTTTGGCTTTGGTAAGACAGGCGTTACGCATCAGCGCGTTGTACAAGAATCTGCAACCATAACAGACGCTACAAACCGAGCCGTATCTTATGACTCCGTAATTAGCGAGACGTCTACGGCGACGGATGCTATCGCTAGCCTTCTTAATAGCTTGAACCAGGTTCTTGAGGTGGCGACCGGTTCGGATGCAATCCAAGGCGAAAGAGGTTATATAAGCGTTGTCAATGAAACGGCAACGATAAGCGATTTAATCAGTACGATTGGAAATCAAAACATTACGGTTGCCGAGATTGCTACTGCCACGGATGCAGTGGCAAATATAGGATCGTTTGATCGGTCTGTAACCGAGACAGGGAGTATTACAGATACACCGCAGGGTTCGATTCTTACAATAAACGATATCGTAGAAGCAGGAACTGTAAGCGATTTAATTACCCCGGGACGAACAACTTCAGGGGTTATATCTGAAGTTGCGTTAGGTTTAGACGAAACAGAAAGAGTGGCGCTGTCCAATGGGGTTGTTAACGAAACCGCCTCAGGCGCGGATAGTGTTGTTGCTACAAGTTTGGGTTATTGGATTGCTACCCTTACTGACGCTACAGAAAACTTTGGTTTGGGCGTTGCTGTTGATCCAGGCAACAATGTTTATGTAATGGGTATTACTAATTATGTGGCTAATTCATCAGGATCGTTACAGCTTGCCAAATACAATTCGCTTGGAGAAATTGAATGGCAACGAAGTTTATCATCCGGAAGGGCTACTGGCAGCGGAGGTGTCGCCGTTGACTCAAGTGGAAATGTTTATGCGGCTGCAACTTATGTTATTAGTAGTGTTGATTATTGGGTGCTGGCTAAATATGACACATACGGCATACTTGCTTGGCAAAAACAAATAAGTTTTGGTTCTAGTGGTGCGACACCTAATCCTGTTACTGATATTACCCTCGACTCAAGCGGGAATATTTATGTAACCGGGCATTCAACAGGGTATAACACAGGTGGGTATCTACACGCGATAACGCACAAGTATGATGGTAACGGAACAGTTATATGGCAGCGAAGATACGGTGATTCCGTTGCAGCTAACGCTATAAGCAACTACACGTATGGTGTTGATGTTGATTCAAGTGGCAATGTTTATGTAGTCGGGGCAAGAACAGATAATCCATACAGCTTAGATACTTTTATAACTACTAAGTACAATTCAAGCGGGACAATTCTGTGGCAGCGACGTCTGTATGGCGCCAATTCCACCATTACTAGGGGTTATGGAATAGCTGTTGACTCAAGTGGTAATGTTTACGTAACAGGATATTACAGCACTAATACCGACAAAACTATGATATTTGCTAAATACGATACAAGTGGGACGCTTCAATGGCAACGAAACCTTGGTAGTCAAGATTTATCTATAGGCGGATTAAGCGTCGCTTTAGACTCAAGTGGTGATCCTTATTTTTGCGGCTATTCTACCAATAGCAGCGGGATTCGGACTATACAAATTGTTAAGTACAATTCAAGCGGGACAATTCAGTGGCAGCGCCGTCTTAGTGGTACGGAGGATAGTCAAGCTTGGTCCGTGGCAATAGATGCCGATGATAGGGTTTGTATATGTGGGTGGACGGAAAGAAGCGGGATAAGCGGGTTCATTCTTGCTAAATTACCCAGCGATGGCTCCGCAACCGGGACATATTCGGTCGGCGGATTTAATTATACTTACGCAGCAACCACGTTTACCTCATCAGCGAACCGCACCACTGGGTTTACCAGTTATACCTCAAACACGGCAACACGATCTATTAATGCATCGAGCTTGACCGACAGTGTAACTACCCTAACATCTTCGGTAACAGATATTTGATCTCCTATAGGCAGGGGCTACGCAATGAATTGGTCAGACGTTTTAAAAGCAGTCATACCGGTCATTGTGTATTTACTGGTGGAGTAAAATAATGGACGATAAAACTCACGAGCTAGCAGTCCTGAAGGCACAAGCCAAAATTCGGCTTGAAGAGCTAAAGGCCCAAGACTCTGCCAAAGAAGTTGCTGGTAAAGCGATTGGCGAAGATGGACTGCTGTACATCTTTTTGATTGTGCTTGTGGGCGTTGGCGCGTCCCTATTCCTAGAAGGCGAAAAAATTGCTGCTGTTATGGGGCTGCTTGGTGCTTCACTTACTGCACTTATTCAAATGCTAAATGGGATTGCTGGAACTGCGCCAAAGCAGGAAAAGCCTGAGTTTGAAGTCATCAAGGATCTCATCACTCGGTTGGACAAACTAGACCGAGCCGAGCCACCCATGCAAGTTGATGTTGAGGGCAGCAAAGTAACGGTCAAGAAGGGTGCCGACATCGTGACGGCTAAGGGGTAATTATGTTTGAGCTACTTAGTGGCGGTCTTTTAGGCTCCATCTTCGGCGGCATCTTTCGCCTCGCCCCTGAAGTCCTTAAGTTCTTGGACAAAAAGAACGAGCGCCAGCACGAGCTATCCATGTTCCAACTCCAGACCGATCTGGAGAAGATGCGCGGTGAATTCAAGATGGAGGAGAAGTACGTTGACTACTCTATCCAGCAGATGGACACAATTAAAGAGGCATTTAAAGAGCAGGCCCAGACCGCAAAAGAGGCTGGCTGGCTCGCTAGCTTTATCACTGCTATTACCCGCCCCGGTCTTACTTGGATTGCATTTGGCGTATACGTGGCTGTCAAAGCTGCTGGTTTGACCATAGCCTTCCAAACCAATGCCAATTGGGCTGAAGTCTTGACCAAGAGCTATGACGAAGATGACTTTGCCATGCTTAACATGATGCTTACGTTCTGGTTTGTAGGACGGTCAATAGAGAAGTACAACAAGTCGTGAATGAAGCAAAGAAGCTTTGCAAGGATGTACTGATCAAGCCCTTTGAAGGGCTGGCAAAGCGCTTGCCTGATGGACGTGTAACAGCTTATCCCGACCCCGGAACCCGTGGGCATCCTTGGACAATCGGTTGGGGTGCAACCGGCCCCGATATTAATCCCGGTACGATTTGGACGATTGAGCAGTGCGAGGATGCGCTAGACCATCACGTTGAATTCTTTCTCAGGGGGCTTTTTAAGATGTCTCCCAAACTTCAGACTGCCTTACCAAGACGCATTGCCGCCGTGACAAGCTGGGCTTACAATTGCGGCTTAGGGAACTATCGGGTTTCTACGTTTAAAAAACGTATTGATGCGGGGGACTGGGATGGTGCGGCAGACCAATGTATGCTCTGGAATAAAGCTGCCGGTCGAGTTCTCCCCGGTCTTACACGCCGACGTGCGGCTGAAGCTGCATTGATGAGGTGATCCGTGCCACTTAAAAAGATACTGTTTAAGCCAGGTGTAAACAAAGAAAACACTCGGTATACCAATGAGAACGGATGGTATATCAGTGAGAAGGTGCGTTTTCGCCAAGGTACGCCAGAAAAAATAGGTGGGTGGCAGCAGATATCAGGTAATACATTCTTAGGTATTTGCAGATCATTATGGAATTGGGTGACGCTAGGGTTTGACAATCTACTGGCTGTAGGTACAAACCTAAAGTTTTACATTGAGCGAGGCGGGAACTATTACGACATAACGCCAATCCGTGAGACTGCGACACTAACGAATCCATTTACAACAACCATCAATCAAACAACCGTTTTGGTTACGGATAACACGCATGGTTCTTCCACGGGCGATTTCGTGACGTTTAGCGGCGCTTCTGCCGTGGGTGGGCTAACGCTAAATGGCAATTACCAAATCACGGTGACCGGCACCAATACGTATACGATTACAGCATCGGCGCAAGCTTCAAGCACTGCCACTGGCGGCGGGACAGTGACAGCAAAATATGAAATACCTGTTGGTCCGGCTATTCAAGGTGCTGTGGTTGGGTGGGGCGCTGGTGGATGGGGCCAAGGCGGATGGGGTGTTGGCGTAACAGGCACAGAAACCTTAAGGCTTTGGGTTACGCAAAACTGGGGTCAGGATTTGGTGTTTGCGTACAGAGGTGGGCCACTTTACTACTGGAGCGCCAATGATGGCGTGAATACCAGGGGCGTAGCGCTTAGTTCGCTAGGTGGAACATGCACCTTTACAGCAACATCGCCGACAACCGTGACGTTTGACGAGACGATTCTGTCAGAAAACACGGCTGTTAAATTTAACGCAACAACTTCTATGCCGTCTGGCGTAACCGCAGGGACGACTTACTATTTAAGAAACGTGATAGGTGCATCAGCGAATATCAGTGCATCGCCAACTGGCGCATTGGTTAATGCTGCATCAACTGGAAGTGGTGTTTATGTGTCCAGTTTGGAGGACGTCCCGACAGCGGTAAACACAATGATCGTTTCGGATACATTCCGCTTCCTGCTTCTTTTCGGGACAACTGAATACGGAAGTGCGGTGCTTGACCCTATGCTTATACGCTGGTCAAACCAGGAGTCCTTGACAGATTGGGTGCCGGCATCAGCAAACCAAGCCGGATCATTGCGCATATCTCATGGGTCAAAGATTGTCACGGTAGTACAAACGCGGCAAGAGATTGTTGTATTTACAGATGCTTCGTTGTACTCGCTCCAGTATCTTGGGCCGCCGTTGGTATGGGGCACCCAGCTTCTTGGTGACAACATTTCTATCATAGGCCCAAACGCTGCCGTCGTTGCATCAGGCATTGTTTATTGGATGGGCATAGACAAGTTTTATAAATACGACGGCCGAATTCAAACAATGCGTTGTGACCTGAGAAGGCACATATTTCAAAACATCAACCAATCTCAGGTGGACCAAATCTTCGCAGGTACGAGCGAAGGTTTCAACGAGGTTTGGTGGTTTTACCCATCAAGAAATTCGACGGTAATTGATCAGTACGTCGTATACAACTACGCAGAGGATATTTGGTATTACGGCACATTAGGCCGCACGGCATGGAGTGATTCAGGTTTGCGTTCATATCCACAGGCGGCCACATATGCTAATAATATTGTTAATCATGAGTATGGAGTGGACGACAATACTACCGGCACGCCAGTTGCTATTA